CATTCGTTATCTCCTTCGTTATTTGTTTCTACCTTTTTTTTAGATTTGGTAGGTTTTTTTTCTGCTTCTAGTTTATAACCATTAGCAAGAAACTTGTCTATATTATTATCCCATACTTCTATGGAAATATCATCTTTGTATAGCTTTACTCTTTTAGCCATTATGCCGTACCTCGTACAAATTCATAAAATACTCTTACCACAATTCTAACTCCACCCAAAGGATAAAGTGTGCCTTCATCTGAACTAACTTCTACTATTTGGCTATTAAGAGAATTACCACCTCTAGTTCTATCTGTATCAAGAGTTTCTTCAATAACTTCTATAAGCTGATTGCGTTTAGTATCTAAATTACTATCTGTTCCTTTTACATATCCAATCAGTACATAATCAATAGTTCCTGATCTTTTACCTGCAGCACTATCACCTAAAGTATAATCCTCTCTCGTTTCATCTCCAGTAGTGATATATAATGCAGGGAACTGAGGATCTGCCAATTCTTCAGGTTTAAAAGGCTCTCTGGTAATCTTCTTTAATTCAATAGGGGATGTGACTGCATCTAATACAGTAATAATATTTGCTGCTATATCTTCTCGTAAACTCATAATTTCAACTCCTTTTCTAACACAGAAAAGAATATCTTTTCAATCTTTGTTTCTTCATCTTTTGCAATACTAAAAAACTCTCTTTTCACTTTCTTTCTACCTGCACCTGCTTCATCATGGAAAAAGGCTTTTCTATTTGCAAATCCTTGTCTAAAGAACAATTCTCCTTTACTAGCTGATATTTTGCTAGTTAAGGAACTAAACATTTGGCCAGTATCTGTAAGATCAACCACTCCTGATTGTTTAACTGCTGCTCTTTTATATTTAGGTGAGTAGGGTGCAAATGCTCTACCTCTAAAATCAACACCTTTAGTTTGAGTTCTTTTTTTGATTGCACCAATCTCAAATGCTGCTGCATTTGCTAAGGCTTTCTTAATAGCCTTTGGTACTCTTTGAGAAACTTTAAGTAATTCTTTTTTTACTTGAACAGAATTGTCCTTGATGCGAACACTCGCTACCATTATCTACAGACACATTCACCATTACAAAATTCACACATTATCTCACCAACCTTAAATGATGTATAGGCTCTTTCTCAGAAGCAGTCACAGAAGCATCTCCATCTTCGTCATATTCAACACCATCTCTTAAACAAGCATTAAATTCTTCTGCATATTTGGCTCTATAAAATTCTATTTGTACTTGGAAAGCATCTTGTCCATCTCCGCCTTGTGGATCTTTCCATTTCGTTAATTGAGGATAAATATATTCTGCTAATGCTTTGTAAATAGTTGCTCTTTTCCACTGTGCATCAGTCAGCTTACTGTTATCCATCTCTAGCGTTGTGACTTTAGTAATATCTTTGTATCGTACAGTATGGCGGTATCTCTCCCACCATTCTTCCCTGATCTGTCTTAAAACATCATCTTCAGCAAACTGTAATTGGGTATCAAAATTTGCAATTCCAAATTCTAAGATATCTGGTTGATAAGATGTGATATCTGAACTACCTACTACAAATACTGATGTTGCTGCCATTATTTATCTTTCTTTTTCTTTGGTTTTTCTACCTTATCAATTTTAGGTTTATCTTCAATAGGCTTATCCTTTACTGGCTCAAAACCTCTAAGTTTCCAATGAATTAAATTTTTTTCGTAATCAAATCTTGTTCTAGTAATTGTCTTGTCACCTTTTTTTAATTTTATTAATTCCATAATTGTTCCTTTATACATTTTAAAAGGTGGGGAGTATATCCCCACCCATAGTTTATATTATTGGATTGAAGAATCAGCGATAACTTCAATTCCGTAGCTATCGTGCAATTCTCCAACACCATAAACTGCGGTTGCTACAATCTCATCTGCTCTTAAAGAAGCATCTCTTTGTGTTTCAATCTTAATGTCTTGCATCATAGCTAGAGCAAGTGCATCTTTGTGGAACATTCCACCTTTATAGTCACCTGCAGTACCTGTGTTGTCCATGTTGCCTGTTTCAAAGATTTTGATACCTGCAATTTGACCAATAAAGCCATTTCTTAATGCTTCATTTGATAAATCATGGTCTAAACCTGCAAAGGTATTTGTTAAACCAGATTTAAGATCAAATGCAACCTTAGGATGCAATACAAGATATGTTTCATCAACAGGTAAACCTGCTGCTCTTAGTGTTGAAGCTGCATTGAATACAGTTGCAGGAGTTAATGCTGCACTATCTGTACCTGCTGCAGTGCTAAAGCCATCAAATAGAGCAATTAAGTCTTGATCCATTTTCTTAGCTATTGCTTCACCAAATAATCTACCAATATCTGCCGCTACATTTCTTGGTGCGGAGTTTCTTGCTAGATCTGTTAATGTAGTCATTACACCAACTTCTGATGCCGTAATGGTCACAGATGTTGGATTAATTGCGGTGTTAGATAAATCTGTTGCTTCGTTTACTGCTGCTGCTGCTACTGCTGCATAAATAGGAACTTCAACTGACTTACCACCACCTGCGATTGCGTAGTTCTTCACAAGATTCTTCATTATAGATTTCTCTTGAATGACGAATTGTGCTTCAGCTACGATCTCTGTATACAGTTCACTGACTGTACTGGAGGTTGTTTCATTTGCCATTGTTATATCCTTTCATAGATATTAGTTATTAAAAACAATCTTGCTTACACTATCTCTTTGCTTTCTATGTTCAGCATAGAGTTTCCTGTCAGCAGGATTATTCATGTCTAGTTCCGATATATTTATAGTCTTATTCGTATCCGACTTGCCCACATTACTTACACTTCCACTCCCAGAAGGAGTTGCTGCTTGAAAGTGTGCGTTCTGCGTTAAAAACTCTTGTACTGCCTCATCAACAGTCAATAAGTCACCATCTTTGTTATATCTAGGTGTTCCAGAATTATCAAGCACTTCTACTTTACCATCTGCATTTAATTGAACGCTATTCTTCATAAGTTCTTTTATCTGCTCAGGTGATATGGCTCTGTTCTTAGATGCCGCATTGATTAATTGCTTATCAATTCTCTCACTTTTTAGTTCTTGCTCTAACTTGGATAATTTCTCATTATACTCTAAGGTTTTCTTCTTCATTACCTCATCAAACTTACCTCGTTCTAGCTGCTTTTCTTCTTCAACCTTTTTGCGTTCTTCAATAGCTGCTTTAGCTTCAGTTATGTCATTAACACCTAAAGATTCTAATAATTGTTTTTCTTGTCTATAAAGGCGGTCTTTGACTACCTTATCAATATCAAATTGACTTGGCTTTGGTTGTTCTATTGGTTGTTCCTGCTTTGTTTCTACTGTTTCAGTTGTTGATTGTTCCACCTGTTCCGTTTTATTCTCGTCAGACATAATTATAACTCCTTTGTTAGTTATTTATTTAAGAAATATAGTTATTTATCTTCTTCTTCAAGAAAATTGTCATTACCTTCTTTTTTTACAATCTCAGGTAATCTTAAATACAAACCTTCTGACAACCATGCAAAATCTCTTTCTTCATTATCAGGGATTTGCCTACCAATCTCTTTAAATCTTTTATAATCATCTGCATTTAAAGTTCTTTCTAATTCTAATATAGCTTCTGCTTCTTCAAATAATTTACTCATAATACTTTCTCCTTTAAGAATGTAATAAAGTTAGGATCAACTAATTCAGTCTTACCCATTTCATAAAGAGTAAAATTTTCTGCAAACCATTCTTTTGCATTTTTTTCTGAATATCTGGTAGCACCTTGATTTCTCCATTTACCACCTAGTTGAATTAAGTCTTGTTCTAATTTTGGGCTAAAATACTGTGATGTAGTTCCAACAAATTTTTGCTGATGTATTTGATGTGCAAATTCATGGTAGTAAGTTGATCTAATTTTATCTAATTTATTTGTGAAATAACTATCAGCAGTAAAAGGTCTATTTTTTATATCGTCACCTCTTTTCCATAATGATAAATCACTAGCAGTTTCTTCTAAGGCTAAATATTTAACATTTAAATTTAATTTACCATCACCCATAGATGCAACTGCACTACCTGCATTTGGTGAAATTGATCTTAATTTTGGAACACCATATTTTACTGCAAGATCGTCAAGTTCTTGCATCATGGCTTCTATGATTCCATAATCCTTTTCAGTCCATTCATAAAATCTTCCTTTTGATCTTTTGTTTGCAAATCTAACATTTCCATAATTTTCTCTTTTTGTTCCTCTATGTCTTACAGGGGATCTTCCATCTTCGTATTTAACATAATCCTCTTTATTTTTTTGGAATTGTTTATTTAATTTATTTACTAGATATGCTTTTGTGACTGGAACAACATCATCAAGTTTTATTGGTGAGGCTAATGAAGATACATTGGTCGCTGCATCTGCACTTGTTTTAATATTTGTTGCCTTAGGTTGTACCTTCGTTTGAACTTCCTCTATTGTATCCCATGCAGGATTATAAGGAATTAAACTATGGCGGCATCTATAACCACCTCTATTCACAAAAGGATCTGATCCTGACTTACCTCTCCAGTTGCCAGTAAATACATTTCTCCATTCTTCCTCTGATTTTATTTCATTAAGTTGTCCTCTACAGAACTGTCTAGTGGTGGTGATATTTGTTCCAGTATATTTGTATGTGTTTATTCCTGCTTCTTGTCCTTTGTGTTTGGTGAACTGTCCGTCAAACTGCATGATACTGTCATGTGCTATTTGAGATGCGTACTTCCTCATGTTCTCACCCCTAATATCAGAAGCATATTTACTATGAAGTATCTTTCTTGCATCTAAGTATTTCTTTTTAGCTATAGGATCATCTGAATATCTATTCTCCTCTACAATCGCAACTAATCTATTGACTGCAGCTTCATTACTACGTCTATAGACACCATTAACAGATGCTCTGATATTCTCTACTACTTGAGGAAATGGTTTACCAGTGACTGCGGATGAATATATCTCTGTAGCAATCGTATCAAGAAATCTATTGGCTACATCTTCAAATCCACTAAAGGATAACTGCTTTAATTGATTTATTAAAACTAAATCAGGTTTTGTTAAGGTTTTAAACTTAGGTGATACTAGGTCATCAGGGATAGTCCTAGTGAAGTCCATAAAGGATTTCACTACCTCATCATATTCTGAGATAATCTTTGTACCTTCTTTCAGGTAGTTCTGTTCTATTAATGTTTTAAGATTTGGTCTTAACTGAATAGCTAATTGAGTAGTAAGCGGAACTCCATCTGTGGCTCTTTGTAATTGAGCAATAATATCTTCTTCAAGATCAAAAAGAACTTTGGATATTCTTTGTTCGTGAGAAGCAGCTAGTTTGGAAAGTATCTCTTGTTTAGTAGCCATTCCATTTTGTATATAATGAAATGGCTACTTAGTAAATACAGGATTATTTACTTAACTGTTTTGAATTTAATCTGCTTTCAATAAATTCTATTGTAGCGATTGGATAATTATCGGAACACACAGGCATATTAAAGTACCAAATTTTGGTTTCTTTTATGCCAGAAAGTCTACCATTAGTAAAAACTAATTCACTATCAGTTCCGTCTTGATAGATAATTCCCTTCTTCTCTAAAGAGCCAAAAACACCCTTTAAAGATATTTCAGAGATATTACATAATTTAGCAGTACCTTTAGCAATATCCCAAGAGATACAGTTTGATCCGTCACATTTACTATATCTGTCTATGTGTGTTTGAAGGAAAAGTCTTTCTAGTTTTGTTAGTTTCATTTTTATTACCTCCTGAGAAGTGGGCTTATGCCCACTCCTTGTTAAAAATTTTGTTATATTCTTCCTCAGATTCATAAATAAAACCTGCTCTTGAAAGATACTTACCCGCATATTCAGCTTTAGCCATTTCAATAGCTTTAGCTTCTTTCTCATCATCAGTTTCACCAACTGGTTGATACCATACTCCTCTTTCTCTAGGGAATTTAGTACCATTAATATTTACTTGGAAAGCAGTACCTGCCCAATGTGGATGATCTTTAACTTTGATTTTCATTTGTGTTTCTCCTGTATTCATAAATACAGTTATAAAGAAATTATAATGAAATTGCAACCCCTAAATTTACTATAAAGGAAAGTTTTTTTTCCATGCCCTAATTGACCAATAGGCAGGGGATAAGGTCTTTTGACCTCTGACTTGCTTTAAAACACCCCCCATTCTAGCCAAAAATGACCTTTGTCTGGCAGGGATATTCTTTTTTATCTTCATTTTAGGATCGCCAAATCTCACTACTTTGACATTACCACTGGATTTATCCTTCACATAAACACCAAATTTCTTGCTTTTATTAGGTGTTCTGAATGGTTTGTTTAGCTTGACTGACCGACCTCTATATGTAGCCATTATTTACCTACTGATCTCATGGCTCTATTGTGTGCAGAATTAAAAGTAGCACCTTTTTTCATAGCATTAGCCATTGATCTCATGTGTTTTAAAGTATGGTGTCTTGCATGGGATTTCATAGTCTTTTGTTGTCTTGGTGACAAATCCTTAATGATATTTTTTATTGATGCTACTTTAACCATTATTTTTTCTTCTTTTTCTTTTTCTTCATCTTCTTATGCGGTCTGCCCATTTTTGATCCGTAAGTACCTTTTCCGTATGCCATATTATTTACCCTTCTTTTTCTTTTGTTTCTTGAGAATAGCTTTTTGTAAAGCCATTGGTAGTTTCTTTTGTTTTTTAGTTAGTGCCATCTATCCTCTCCTTATAATGTTTAAAACATAATAGTTCTAACATACCATATCTATAATTAAAACCGATAGATGCAAACTTACCGCAAAAGCATTTCTTTTCACCATGTTGTTGATGTGTCCAGTTATAAAACTCAGTAGTAGATACTGTTCTACCTTTTACTTTTTCTTTTTGCGTAAGTCTAAGTCGTGTTTCCGACTACCTCGTAGGAATGAATTTACTCTACCCATAGACCAAGCTGCCATAGGTACTCTGCGGCTTCCTGATGATAAAAATGCACCCTGTCCTCTACGATATACTTTTGCTAGTGTTCCATAAGTATATCTCTTTGATGCCTTTGCTTTTCTTTTAAGAGTAGCTACTACTGTGGCGGATAATGGTTTTCTTCTAACTGCCATTATGCTTTAGTCCTTGATCTGAGTAATGACATGGGAATTCTTTTACCTGCTTTATACAATGCTGCAACTCTCTTAATTAATGATGCTCGTCTGGATCTTTTAGCACCTTTTAGACCAGATAAATATTTCTTAGGTACTTTTGTTTTCTTATCTTTGGGAACTTTACGCTTCTTCAATTTCTTCACCCTCTATTGTTGGTGTAGAGAATTGACCAATAGGTGCTGATTTAGCATCTATCTCGTCATCAATGGTACTAATCTTTTCATCATCATCTACAACTGCTCTAGCAATCTGTTTGTCTACTTCTTTAACAAAGCTATCTGAAGGAACTCCACTAGCTTTAGCTGCCTGTAGGAACTGAAGGTCTGTAGCATAATCTCTAAGATTGAAGCTATCAGGATAAATAATTTCACCATCAAATGTAGTATTTTGCCATTCAGCAAATAATTTCCAAATCTGTTCTTCTGCGTTCTGTAAATAATCCGCCTTCTCCGATAGCCTTGCGTTAAGTAATTGAAATTCTGTCTGTAATGCTATGCCAGATTGTACTCTATCCTGAGTTGCTCTTACTGCTCCCATATGTGTTAGTCTATTAATAGCTTCTACTTTCATATTGATATTGTTCATAATGCCATCTAATGACTGAGAACTAGGTTGAATTAAATAAGGTTTTAAACTTGCATCTAAATCTTCAGGCATTTCAATGATAGATCCTGCACCTGCACTGGCTTCTACATTAGGTGTTTTTACAAGGCTAGGGTGATTAGACAATCTAATTAACTGCTCTATCTCAGAATAATCATTGTAAATAGCTTTCTGCAATTCAGCTACATCATTCAAATCTGATATACCAACACCTCTACGCTGAGATTTTTGATTATATAAAACTACTGCAGGAACTTTGCCTAATTGATTAGGCATCTCATCTACAAGCATAGGTTTAGCAGTTGCATAACCTTTGTTAAAATCTTTTATTCTGTAAGTAGAAATATCTTCCATATTCCAAACTCTAATGGTTGCTACATCATCAAATAAATCTTCTAATAATGTTAATTCTGTAAGAACATATCTTCCGTTAATACTTCGCTGATAATTCCAATTTAAGACATTCTCAGGGGTATAGATACTCATGTATGGTCTGATGTCTAATTGGATTTCCTCTGCTCTAGTTTGAGTTTGTACTGCAGGTTTGTCTATAATACCCCAACATGTACCATAGATGGATGCGTTTACTTGCATCTCTCTGATTACATTGTCAAATGATCTACCATCTAAATCTGCATCATTAATAAAACTGTCTAGCTGAGGATCTCCTGCTAATGATCCATAATCTCTTGTTGGTGGAACTCTAAATAAAAATGAGGAATAAATCTGCACTACATTCTTGCAGTGATTATCAATCGGAGTGTTTTCTGCTCTTTTGATATACTCCTCATCAGTTTCAAGGATATATCTATTTAGCTGATAACCATCTTGATAGTCCTGTCCGCCAAGATATGACATTAAATGAAAATGCCAGTCCTTGAATTTTTCTTCGTAATGTTTGTGTCTTGATGTTAAAAATTCTCTACTATATATTGCCATTAACTCCACCTCTTAGGTTTACTGGGTGTAAAATTTCTTCTTACTGGGTATAAATACTCAACTAAATATCCTAATGCATCATTCATGTGATCGTAATTGTTGTCCTTATCAGGTACAGTTGTGCCTTCCTTATAAATTTGTCTTTCAATGCTTTTTAGCATAGTTTTGCATTTATTTGCAATAAATAATGTTCTAAGACCATTTGCATTCTTTAATTTAGTGTTCACTGCATTAATTCTATCTCTAATCAGCGGATGTGTATTTCTAACTCTTAAATTAAATCCTGCATTTTTTAGTATAGCTAAATCAGTCACTCCACCTGCTGATGTTTTTCTTTGTTTACAAGCAGGATCAGGATAAACGTAGATATGTTTATCTTTAAACCTATTCTTGATTTCCTCAACCATCTCATCAGTATTGGAGGAATAGATCACAATTTCATCATAAACATATATTCTATTTCCTTTTAATTCAGATACGACTGCTGACATCGGATCTACATTAAAATCAATAGCGATATGTATTTCGTTTGTTTCTGGATTATATTCATCTATGACATTCTCTTTTCTATCAAAGTTGTAATAAATCTGTCCTGCATAATTAACAAATGATGCTTCATATTCTTGTTTGAATGTTCGTTCATCTAGATCAGATTTAGCTTGTTCTATCTCTTGTTTAGATACCTGACCACCTTGTAGTGTTGTGTATTGGAATGATCCCCATTGGTCGTCATCTTTCTCTCTAGTAAATAGATTGTAAGACCAGTTTCCATAGCCTCTAGGAGTTCCACAGAATAGAGCCGCACCCATCTTTCCTTTATCAGATAAAGTTGGTCTTAAAACTTCTGTATAAGCATGTTCTTTGATATCTGCAAATTCATCCATCACAAGAAAATCTAATCCAACACCTCTCAAGCTATTTTCATTATCTGCACCTCTCAGGGATATTTCACTACCATTTCTCAGGATTACTTTTAAATCACTATGGTTTATTTTACTCACCCATTTATGTTTGACCATTCTGTCTACAAGATCATTCCAAACAATGTCTTTAGCCATACGATAAGTAGGTGCTACATACCAAACCTTTTTTTTAGGATATCTTGCAAACTTAGCAATTTCTTGAATACATAAAAATGTCTTACCAAATCTTCTACCAGTAATTAATACTCTGAATCTTTTATCACATTCTAGGATTTTCTTTTGAGGTTTACTTAGCGGCACTAATCAACTGACCATGCCAAAGGCTCGTTATCTTCTGTTATCAATCCACCATCAGATTGACCTAATTCATTCTTACCTAACCAGATAGCCATAGCTGCATTACCATTCTCAGCTATCTTCCATTGTATCTGTCTTAGACGTAGTTTTTTCATACTTCTTCCTTTTGTCAGAAATTCGCCATAACGCCTAATAGTGTTCTCACTACATCCAAAATAATCTGCAATTTCTACATTAGTACATCCGTATGATGCTAGTTTTTGAATATCCTCCCCGTTTAGATTATGTTCTTTTGGTCTTGCCATTTGTTTTCCCTCTTTATGAGTAGAGTGTACTCTATTTTAATTTTACACCGCAATTAGGACATGATTTTTCCGTCTTAATCTTGGCTACATCATCTTCTTTATCAAATGTAAAAAAATCTTCAAGTTCTTTGGTGTCAAAGCCTGTAATCTCTAAGTCCATATTGATATCTAGCAAGTCCGTAAATTCTTTATTCAGTAAGGAATAATCCCATTCACTATATTGATTAGTTTTATTATCAGCTATTCTGTAGGCTTTAGCTTTCTCTGGGGATAGATCAGCAATCAGCACTGGTATCTCTTTACATTCTAATATCTTTGCAGCTTCGTATCTGGAATGACCTGCAATAATTACTCCTGCTCTGTCTACGACAATAGGTTGCTGCCACCCATAATTTCTAATGCTCTCTACAACTTTATTAAGATTAGTTTTTTTTCTAGGGTTTCTTGAATAGGGTTTTATATCTGTAATAGATTTTAGTAGTACATTCATTAGTGGTATGTGATCTGGGGTTGTAATTTAAATCCCATCATATCCATTACAAATTCTAAACTTTTTTCAGCATCTTCTTTAGTTTCAAATACTCCGTAATTAACAAAAGCTGAATAAGTGCCATCTTCATTGTTTACTATGATATAATTCTGTGGTTTCTGCATATCTACTGTACTCATTTAACAATTTAAAGATAAACATTTATTCCTATATTTCTACCATGAATGTATCTCAGTATTTTAAAAATTTTTTTAATGTATTTTATAGTGCTTATAAGCATTACAACAACTCTCAGAATATTGAGCGGTTTATAGAAGTAGAATTTAGACCTAAAGATAGAGAGTGGGCAAGATTGCATTTTTTCAATCGTCATTAGCAATAGCTGCATCAAGTTCTCTAATATAACCAACTGACCAAGATAAAGGCTTTATTCCTTTTTTACGCATTTCTACATCACCTTTGAACTTCCAATCTTTCATCTCTTGATCTGATTGCTGCTTTTCAGGCACTATTTCTAAATATATCTTCTTGCTAAGGAATCTTTCCAATGCTTTATAGAACTCACCTTTTTGATTTCTGTAAGTTAAGAACTTATCCCCTAAAGATTTTTTATCCTCATCTTTCAACTTCTTCCACTGTTTAAAACTATCATACTTCGTAGACCTTCTATCATTCTCTGAAAGAACATATTTTTGCCAAAAAATATCAAACTCTTGCGTGTATATATTTGGTTTATTATTAGTAGTTAGTGGTTTGTGGTTAGTGGTTAGTGGTTGCGAAGGCTCAAGCATATGCTTGGAGGATGCGTTAGCATTACCCCATCTAGCTTCTGCAGCTTTCTTTGATTTATCATGCCTATCTTTTGCGGCCTGAATTTCCTCAGAACATCTCTTGTTTTTAATTTGACCATCTTCAATACTGATCTTTCTTTTCTTAATGAGTTCTTCTTTGATTTGTTCTTTATCATCTGTAAATCCTCTAGTTGCTAAATCCCAACTAATAGGATCATCAAATAATAGATTATCATTGGTATAAATTAGATCTTGAATTCTTCTATAAGCTAGTTCTGCTTTATAGCTTAGGATCATGCACCCTGATAATTGGTCATCTGGGCAGTAGTTTATAAATATCATTTTAGGCATTAGTGCTACCTCCTGAATTATAGCAACTTATACATTTATAGATTTGTTTAAAATTATTCAAACAAATTGACATAAATCTGGAATAGGGTTTATTGCAACTGCTGCAAATAATAATTACTTTTTCCCTATCAGGTATATAACCTCTATTACTGACCATTAGATACCCCATATTTGTTTCCTTGCTTCAACCATCTTGGGAGTATTCCATAAAAAGTCATCTACATTTGGTTGGTAAATATATGCCCAGTCTTTAGGGGTGTTGCAAAAATGCAACACTTTATCCATACCTTTGAGAATATTTCTAATTTCTATTTCATGCTCATAAGTAAACACTATCTCCTCAAAGTGATGTTTGGTAGGTGTGACTACAAATAAATTACAGTGAACTGGTTTCTGATACTTTTCTTCTAATGCTTTTTTGTAAATTAGCTGCTGCAACTTATCAGAATGATTTAATGCCATTCTACCTTTAGTTTTAAGATCAAACATAAAAATACCTTCTTCTCCTAAATCCCATACAAAATCAGAATAGCCAACAAAAGGTATTCCTTCTATTTCTGTGGTTAGTTCTTCTTGATAAGAGTGCAGCGGTTGATTACCAAATCTATTAAATAAGGCTCTGCAGTTCTCGTAATATTTTGGGATTAATTTTAGATATTTAGCTACTTGATCCTGATCGTGATAATCCGCTAGTTCTCTTTGAAAGTCTTTAAGAGCATATTGAGTATTTTGTTCACTATCATTACCCTCTAACAGATCCTTTAGTAGTTCCTCTACGATTACTCCAGTAAACATAGCAGGATTAGTTCCTGTGTTTATCTTATAGATTTTATTAATAATAAATTGTGTTGGGTATGATTTGAATGAGTTTAACTTGGAATAACTCATTGGCAGCAAGTCAAACTTACTAAAGTTTTCTTTATTCATAGTTCCTCCTTAGAATAAATTAGTTTGTTGTTTATTTTCTTCTTTAAATTCAAAATACAGTAATTGATGAACATTAGAAGTAAATTTATCTTTGACTGGTACTGAATAAGAGAAGTTCTTAAACTCCTCTATGGGTAAAACCATTTCTTTACCATAAACCATAATTTTAATATCACAGTTCTTCCGTTCACAGTCCTTTATGATCTTATCTCTTACTGGTGCAAATCCCTTGAATAGAGATTTAATTGGGTACTCTCTTATTTTTCGCATTTAGTTTCTCCTTGTAATGTTTATATAGTTTGTCTGCGTACTTAATTGGATCTACTCCTAGATTATCCCAAAATATTCTCTCACCAAATTTAGTGTGAATAGAATGGTGGCAGGGGTAAAAACAAAGCGGCACTACTCTACTATCATCTCTAATCATAGCACCATATCTTTTTAGCTGAACATGGTGTGCTTGGATAGTATCGCAAACTTTGTGAATGCCTTGTACCTGACATGAATAGCAAGGTAAGCTGCATATCCACATCAGGTATTTTTTATCCTTGATGATCTTTTTAGAATGAGATTGGATCATCCAGTTTTGGTGTTTGTGGTGGTGTTTCTGATTGCTCTTTATCATTCCAGTAATCACTAGGAGCAATTTTTATAGTGACCGCATTCATTGGGTTGCCATTTTTATCTTGTGTCTTTTTCCAAAGTGCAACCTCATAAGTTAGGTTATGGTCTATTGGCTCATCAAATTTGATTTTACCATTAGCATACAAAGGTAAGTTATCACCTTCTGTTTTCTTGTCGTTAAAAAATAAAGTTATGTATGACATTTATAAACCTCCTTGCATAGTTTTGTTGTCATTCGTTTTAGGCTTAGATGCCTTGTTTCCGTCATCATCAAAGTCAGCTTCTAAGTTCAGCATGGCTTGGATGTGATACCTGCGGTAATAGGTGACCGCCGATCCGTTTTGCTGCGGTGTGTTCGTTGCACCACCTATTACTGATTTGGATTGTATGAATTGACCTGTTCCTGTGTGTATTAGATTAGTAGTCAGGAAATGTAGATCATTTTCAAATGTGATCGTATAGTACAAAGATAAGCCATGAGCATTTAATGCTTCTTCAGTAGCATTTTTAATATCAACTAATGTACTATATTCATGCACTCCGTTTTGAGTTTTAAAAAAATTGTTTTTGCCGTTTTTCTGTAATGGCTTAAACTCTTTCTTTGCTGCTTCAAGTGCGACTAGCAGCTTGTCTGTTCTTATTTCCATATTAAGTTCCTTCCTAAAGTATGGAGTGTCCGCGACCTCGCAAACATTCCTTTACTAAATTGTCATAACTATACTCCATCTTGTCTATTAAGAAAAGAAAAGATGGTCGTATATACCAGTTATGAACTACCTTATAGCCTTCAACAAAATTATTAGTATTGTCTTTAGCTAACTGTTCGCAGCTATATTTATCATCTAAATATCTTAATGCCACTTCGCTACCCTTATTTCCTCTTGGATCGTGAACTATCTTTGATGAGCATGAACTTAGAAAAATTATAAGTAGTATAATTAATATCCTCATTTTTCACCTCCTGTTTTTCTACTAAAGGAACAGAGAATTTCCCATCTCTCTCAAAGCACTTCTCTAAGATGTGCATAAAAGGTTTAAGTTCTGGTTTCATTAGGTATATCCTCCTGTTCGTCTACATAGCCTTGAGCAGTACACTCGCTGCACTGGATCACATTTTCATCAACAATATAATAATGATTTCCATGACAAATATCACAGACTGATTTTTCTTTTTCTTGCATAATTAATTTCTCCTATACTATGTAGAATTTAGCTTTTTGCTTTCTTCTATGATTATGAATGTGGATTATGCTTCTTCCATTTTCCTCAACAGAATATGCGTTCACCCACTGCTGCGGATATTTTTCATACTGATCTATAAAAGTATATAGACTGAAATCATCCTGCCTATTTAATCGCAACAAGGCTCTAATGAATGTCACTCTTTTCCAAACTTTAGGATCTAGAGAAGAATGATAAAGTAGATTGATAAAAGATTTGCTAATCTCATATACATATTCAGGTAATTTTAATTTCCCAATTTTAAAGTCATGGTAAATATTATTAGCATCAACTTTATCAGTATTGTTTAAAAATACTGCACATTCTAAAATTAAAGAATGAGGTACTTTTAATTCGTATAATTCAAGATATCTTTGATAATCTTTTTTATTAGCTGAATGCAAAGTAAAGGCTCTGCCAATATCAAGATTATTCCAATTCTTTTGAACTGAATTTATATCTCTAACTAAATCTAAAAGTTTAGATCCGTCTACATTGTGAATAGTATATCGTAGCGGTACTTGTAAAAATAAACAGGCTTCTTTCCTGTGCTGCCCATCAATTATTTCCATATTCTGATTTACAACAATAGGATTAATCAAACCATGTTTTTTTATACTTTCTGCTAGTTCTTTTACTCTTGATGAAACAACTTCTCTATTACCTTTAAAAAAGGTGAAGTCATTGTAGTTTTTTGTAGTAAGTATTTTTTCCATAAAAGTTCCTCCTTTGGTTAATACTTGGCTTCTTTGGTTTTTTCATAATGAGTTATAAATGCAGTTAGCTTTACATAAAAAGGTGCATCATATCCCTCAGTTATTTTGTCAATTTTATCACATAGCGATATTGGAATAGCTTTAGTGATAAACTCGTCTTTCTTTGGCTTCTTGCCATAGATTACTTCTAGTTTAGTTGTCATTAAATGTTCTCCCTTCTAAGAACTCTTTTATTTCTTTAGTGTGGTTGTTTTGTTCAAACACTCTTTGCATGAAACCTGCAAGAGCCTTTGAATTTGGATTAACAAAGTTATTAACCCAATTTTTTGTTATGGCTTGAGGATCAGATAATCTGTTAAAAAGTTTGTCTGCATCTTTTTTAAATACTGATCTTGATTTACCAGAGAATAACGCAACTGCTAAATAGCTGCGTTCATTCTCTTTAACAAAAACTGTTGTGTCTATCGTATCGTTTGGATTGAGATATCCGTAGTGAACTGTCCAAGTCATTTGTCAAATATCTCCTTTATAAAATATAAAGTAAAACCAATCATGGCTATGTGTGCGAATGTAGTTATTGCTAAGTTAAACATTATTTGTACCTCCTAAAATCTAATTGTTTGTTTAAACAGTCTGCTCATTACTCTGTCGTGTTGTCTTGTGCTTCCATCAACAGGTAAATTATTTTCAATAAATATTCTGTGAACTTTTTTTCTTTTGTTTTCAGTTGCACCTCTTAAAAGATGTTTGTAATCATGATGCCAAAAATATGCTAAACCTTTATAATCTTCAGTTCCTATATTTTTTTTATCAGCGTGTAATTTTGCGAAGAATTTTTCTTCCCATTTGTCTATTGGTTTCATTGTTGTTTCTCCTGTGTTCATGTTTATTAATATAATAAATATTTTATAATTCGTCAATAGCTAAATTATAAATAATTAATATACCTGTTAGCATTGTTTTTAGGTGATTATAGTGTATCTAGGAATTATCTTATTTTTTAGTAATAAGAGTTCCTCCTGTGGGGCAATTGGGCAGCTGATTGCCCCTTTTTCTATTCTAGAGTGGTATTTATGCTATTTTAATTAAAAGGCTACTGTATGTGTCTTAAAAAAGGTTTTTTGGGTATAATTATGGGTACTTCCCACCTTAATTCTCTCTCTATGGTGGATTTGATTATAGAGTGACCTGATCCTGCACATTCTTCCCCCCACATGGTTGTGACCTTGTAGCAAGTGCTATCTTCTTCCAATAGTTTTCCAACTACTTTCATAATATTATTTTCAGGATTTAAATCAGCTAGGATGTCTTTGTAAGTTTGCCATTCATTAGTGGAGGATGAGTGGTCATAAAATTCTAGGTAGAGTATTGTTTCAGTTTTTTTTTTCATTATAATTACACTCAATAAACAATGGGAGACCAGAGTTTGTGTATATACGAAAAGGCAAGGTGGTAATCATCTTGCCTTTTTTATTTTACCTATTCTTAACTTGGGTTTCTTGATGGGTATTTTTCCAAAAGTTAATTTTTTAAATGTTCTACCTTTACTACCGATTATTCTAGGTTTGATTAAAACTGATAGGGTGGCGGTGGTGGTAGTCATTAGTGCATCAGGCTATGTCCAAAATAGACAATCACCAGTACAATAATTAACTTCCATAGATTAGACCATGACCAATAAGGATCTGCCCAATCAAGGATTGCTTCTATAGGTTTCCAAATAAGTTTTTTCATTTGCTTATTCCTTTCTGCTTTTCGTATGTCCTTAATCCTGCCATGCCTAGTAATGACATAACAAGCGGCATCAAAACACTCATATCAAGGCTTGGCAAGTCTAAAGTTTCTACTTCAAAAACTGCAAGGAAAAATACTATGAATTGTTTTAAAACAAATTCCCAAAAGATTGCTAATGCGCAAGACATTCCTATTAATGGTCGCCAACTTCTTTGCATGATACCACCAATGCCTGTAGCAGTAGATTTTGCATCAGCTAAATTTATATCTGTTTGTGCTTTGTTTAATGCGTTATCTAATTCTTTAAGTTTTATTTTTGCTGCTGCTTTTTCTTCATCAGAAGTATGCAGTTCATCAACTATCTTTCCTACACTATCTACTAATCCACCACCTAATAATTTACTAAGCATTTATCTCACCCATTTTATCTGATAAATTTTTTGCTCTTGCAGGAACTTGTCTTGCCCACTTACTATTAAGCATTTCAGATTTTGCTGCTAAAAAATTATTTTCTTTGAGTGCGGCTTGGAACTTTTTAAATCCTGATAAGCGTGGATAACCTAACTGGAATGAAAGTTCTACAACTATTTCAAATGCTTCTTCAGGGATGCTATCTTCATCAATAAATTTTTTTGCATCTTTAATAGCTACTTCAAGATCACTATCTAAAAGTTCCATTACTTCATCCATAGTAAGTTCTTTCTCTAATAGATATTCTTCTTCAGGTAGTTTTATTAAATGTCCTACTGCAGTAGTCATAGCGGAAGCACCCAAAATAGGATCTGCGTATGCTTTGTATCTTATACCCTCATGGGCAATAACTGATTCTCTTAATCTTTGTAAGTTCACTTCTTCCTCGCTTTCTTTACCTTTGGTAATAATTCTGTCATTACTTTGCTGAGATCTTGCTGCAATATATTTAGATATCCTATATGCAAATCTAAACTATTACGATTTGTCACCTCTGCTAATTCTTCGTTTGTCATTGTTAATCTTATCTGGTTTCCCACTTTTACGATCCTCATATATAGATATTTCTATCCCATGATCCGTTATTCTTCAATACCATTGGAGTAATACAAGGAATACCATCTGTTATCAAGGCACTACTCAAAATGGGTTTGGCTACATTTACCTTCATATATGCCATAGCTAGACTATCTTTATTGACTAGGCATCCTGTGGAAATACCCCAGTTTAAGGAATAATCCGTTGCTACGAACTTGACCTCACTAGAGCAGTGATAGTGCCCCTGCACACAACACATACTTGTTTCTTTGACCGCTTTAGCTATGTCTTTGCAAAATTGATGTGCAAACATTATCCTATTCTTATCTGTATCAATGAAGTGTTTGTCTTTCCATACCCACCCCTTGTTTACCTCTAATATCTCATTATAGGGTTTAATGTACTTTCTAGACATCTTACTAGCTACTGCTCTGCGTAATACTAAGCTGCCATGATTACTTTCCAACAATGTCATTTTAGGGAATATTTTTTCTAATCTTTTGATCCAAGACTTAGTGACTTCTAATTCATCAAAGGCACTTGGTAGATCAGGATCTACACCATGAAAGTTTTGAGAATGATAATCTGCTTCATCTCCAATATG